TATATGTGCGTATAGTTTGTAATTTTCTTTATCTCTTTGTGTGCTTATAGCTTGAGATGCAGGCATATTGCTAAATAGCAATAGCCCGGCCAAAAGCACCAAACTACGCCTGCGAGCTATCCGCGGTAGCGGCTCGCCTGCGAGTATGGAGCGTAGTCGCCTAGTCAAATACCTGTCAATCTTGAGCGTATTGTTGAGCGTGTCCCACAACTTTTTTACACATGTGGATAAAGGTTGTGTATAACTATGTCGCATCTTTTAGATCCTCCATTAGCACAATACCCATAACGCCGCATTTAACACATTGGAGCGACTTAACGTATGGCGGTAGGTTATCGGTTACGACACGCTCTATATGCTCGGTAATACGACCGCATAATCTACATTTAGTTTTATACGTCGCCATAGTTGGACCTCTTTAGGTATTGCATCTCAAAGAGATTAGATCGAGGCACCCAATAATTATTCTGATACGGGTGTTTATATTTAGGCACCTTGACCATATGTACCGGCATCCATCCTAGTAAAATATAAACCGGGCTAAAGCCTGTAACTAATATAGCTACATCGTTAGGCCTGCCCGGGCCTCTATTTTGTAGGATTAAATGGCCGTTAGTGTGTTTGGTCCATTTAACCTCAATATTCTCGCCTACATCTGCCGTATCGTGAGCATTATCAATCTCGGGTATAAAGCCGTAATCTCCAAAATAGTTAGCTACGGCCATCTCGGCGGCTGCCGCCTCGCTTTCTTGCCATACAAGCTCGTGCCAGTTTTTATATACTTGGCCAAAATTGCTCGCATCTTGCACCTCAGCGTTACGCGTTATCGTGCGCTCTAGTCCTACTCGATGAGCCGTAATTTCCTGCGACCGATCGAGTACGACTTTAACTAAGCCCGACATTGTGCACATAGCCATAAAACTACCTCGCCGCTAACATCGCGTACGCTAAAACCGCCTAACTCTGTATGCCACTTAAAGCACTCGTCGCATTGTTTTGCAGCTACGACCGTGATCTCGCCGTTATCGTGGATAGTTGTAGCTAGTCCGTCCCGGATAAAAGTTAATTCCCCCACGTGATCACCGCCAAGGCTATAACGAGCAAAACCTCAAAAATTACAATTATCTGTATAAGGCGCTTTTTTGTCATACTTGAGGCTTCCATTTTCCATCGGAGCCCATGACGTGCCAATACGGGTTACATTGATTAGCTCGTACACGCTCGGTGCACTTATACGCGGCCCACGGTTTACCCGTTGCTTTAGCCGTGCCCTCGGCCCAAACCATCGTGCCATGAGAGCAACGTGGAGGCTCAGCGACTAGCTCACCGCCTAAGTTTTTACCGATCTCTAAAATGCTACTTGCCATCGTAGCCATGTCCTCGATTGAGGCTTTTGTACTCCATGGATCCGAGTCTGCCGGTAAAGTTTCTACCTTTTGCATATCTTGTACTGTAGGCCTCGAGTTATGCTCGAGACTTGGAGTAAGTAAACCTATGCAGCGGCCATAAGCTGAGGTAATTGTGTCCTCTATAAACCATTTTTTCATATTATTCGGATAGGTCGAAACGTTGCCAAAAGCATAATCGACGGCGCTAGGTAAATGATCCTCATACTCTCGGTATGCCTCAGCTTTTACGAGGATCGTCCCTTTAATGATATCGATGTCCTCGATGTAAGCGACTAACCTGCCGGACGGAAACTCTAACCTAAAACGCTTAATACGAGCGTTTACGTCCTCGTAGTTATCTAAAAACCCCATTAGATTAGCTCCTTATCTTTCAGAGCTTGAGCAATCGCACGGCCACGTACAAAGCCCTCGCCGTGCCCATGCTTATAACCTATTGAGTAACCGATTACCATAAACATAAAGCCCATACCGCAGGCTGCTAAACCGATCAATATATCTAAACTATTCATTACTTAGCCCTTTGTTAAGGCCGATTAAGCTACTAACCGAGTAGCCCTCTCAGCGTTTGTAGTATCAGTATGAGGGCTTTTTGTCAGATATCAAAGCGTATTCGTGTTTGGCGTGTCGGTCTTAGGGTGCTCTTTAGGTTTAGACTTTAGGCCGTTACCGGCTAATACGCCGCCAAGGGCACCGGTTAAGAATATGGCTAAAGTTTGTAAGAGTTGTATAAAATCTCGATCGTTAGGCGCTTGAGCTCCTACCGGCTGCGTAACAAAGACAAGGGCATATACGGCACCTGCGGTAATTACAAAAAAGGTAAGAGCTAGTACCGCGCCAATTAAAAATATGAGGCGAGCGTGAATATCCTCAGGCGTTAGCCGCTTATTTTCTTTACTCATCTGTCGTAATAAGGTCCTTAGTGCAGACTCCGGAAACTTCGCATTGAGGCGGAGTGCACTCAGGCTTTGTCCAGTTTTCGTATTCTTGGCACTCATATCTAACCCACCCATCGTAACCGCACCCCGATAGGAGAATAGTCCCCACTATCGCCCCTATCAGGGCCCGGATCATTTAGAGCCTATGCCGTATTGCTTCTCGCTTGGTTGTACCGCTTTAAGTAGCGGACCTACGAGGCCGGCGATAAAGGCATTAGCTAATACTTTTGGATCAGTAATACCGGACATATACAAAGCTGCTACGGATGCGAGCGCTGCTCGTGCATATGATTTAGCTGCTGCTTCTAATTGTTTTTTATTCATTTTTTAATCCTAACTTTTCTATTAGTTGTTTAGCCTTAGTAGCCGATACCTCTACCTCAAAGTGCATATCGTCCGGCCTGCTCTTAAAATCGCCGCCCCACTTAAGGCCGTACTTTTTGGCAAGGGCTCTAATCATTGGTATTTTTTCAGCCGGGAAAGTGTCGTACTTGCCTAGCGGATGCTTAGTAGCGTTGAGATCGATAGCCGTCCCGGATGAGTGGCACGATAGCTTTGTAGGGTTGCCTCGCACCATCCGGTAGGCATATGCCCAATCGTCAAAGGTGCCTTCATCGATCGGCTCGATGAGCTCGTGAAATTCAGCCGCGAAGGCTGCGAGTAGTGGCCCCACGCTCTCAGCACATCGCAGCTTACGATCCGTACCCCTTACAGGGTAGGACTTTATTTTTATTTCTGCCGGATCTTTTGAGGCCGGGTAGCCGTTGTAACTAGTCTCCATTTAGCTAAGTAATAGTTTGGCTTCATCGGCAGTTATGCCTAATTTGGCTAATAAAGCCGCTTTGTCGGTTGCTGCCTTAGTATCTTGCTCGGCTTTCCAAGCGTCATATTGTGCAAAACCTGCGTCAAATTGTGCCTTGGTAATTGCATCACACTCTAAAAATTGTATGCCTTCATAATTATCACCTTGAATATACCAGCCCCCATTAGGCAAAATCATTGATAAAACTTCCGCACCTGTTGCCATATTATGCACCAATCTCTAATAAGGTAATATAACTTGCGTTACTATTTTGCTGCATCGTAACTGATGCTCCATTGTAAAAGTTTCTAAATGTTGTTTTGTAAGTGGTGGCAGAGGTCGTACTTGGACTATCTAGATATACAAAACTTGCTAGGCTATATAGTGTAAAAGTCTGACCTGTGTATAAAATAAAGGTTGATTCTAAAATTGTGGTTGCACCTCTAACAATTCTCATATCTACCGAATTATCAAGATTTCCATTACTTTTGCTTATGACTTGATTTACCATAACTAAAACTTTACTTGTGGCAGAAGTCGGAGTAATAGAAGCAGATAAAGTTGTATCCGCATAAGTGCTTGTTGAATTGCTTGTTGAAGTTGTTGTTGTACCCTGCACAACTTGCAAGACTTTGCCACCGCCGGCCGCAGGTGTTGCCCACTTTAATCCTGTTGCCTCGGCTGAGTCCGCGGTTAGTACGGTGCCGTTAGCACCTACCGCCAAACGTGAAACCGTATCGGCTGCGGTAGCTGCCACTAAATCGCCTTTAGCATCAACAATAGATTTAGCAATAGCGCCATTAGCAAGATCGTAAGTAGTTTTGACCGCGTTAGCCGTTGCGGCTAGTGTCGTAGATGTACTAGAGGTCGAGTCTGATAGCTGCACCGCTCCAAGGTTTGAGGTAGTACCGCTAAGAATGCCGACCGTCACCGTACCGCTAGTGCCGCCGCCTGTAAGAGGACTAGTAACTGTAACGCCCTCGATGTCGCCCGTAGCACCCGAGGCCACCCAAGCGGCACCGTCGTAATACCACAACGAATTGTTATCTTTTGTAAATGCAAACTGTCCCTCAGCCGGTGCGGTAATAGCTGCATCTCGAGCCGTAGCGTTTGTAAATACGTTAATACCTTGCATGAGGTAGCCGTTTACATCGCCGGCCGTTAATACCTCACCGGTTGTAAAGGTCTTAAAACCTAGACCAGCTGCCATTTCTTGCTCCTTAGTATGCTAATACGGAGGTATCGAGCACTCCATATAGTGATGAGTTTAGTATAAAGCCATCGATAATTGGCTCTAGTGTTGTAAATGTCGTTTTCCATGAGCTAGGCGTTACTCGGTGTTGTACGCCAAATACTTGTAGTGTCTGTTGGAGGGTTGAGTTACCTGGCTGATTAGTCGTAATCTCTACCGGGTCAAAAAAATCTAACTCAAGAGCTGCAAGGATACCGGCGTTATAGTTATCGGTATAGAGGTCTAGCTCGATAGCATCGCAGCGGGTCCGGGTATCTTTACGGCTTGCTACATAAGCGCGGGCATAATCGAGCGCGGCTTGGTCTGTATCCATTACGAGATTTTGTTGGTTATATGAGTGCACAAAATACTCATCGATTGAGTCCTGATCTTGAGCGAGTTGAGCCGTGCCGCCGATCTTAGTAATCGAGGCAGAGTTATAAACCTGTGTATCGTCTAAACGCCAAATAGCATTAGAGTAAGTAATCTCGCTACCGTCATCGTTAAACACTACAGGCGGGATAGCCTGAGAGCTGATACAAAAGGCGCGATCGTTAAGCTCTAGGGATCCTCGAGCATTAATATACAAAGCGCCATACTCAGATATTGTCGCGGTCTGTAGAGCTTGTAGAGCGGTGCGAGGCGTACCCGGGTCGGCTTGGAAAATGGTGTCTCCGTATTGGATCTCGCGCATCGATGGAGGCCAAGCGATCTCATCGAGGATAGCGTTTACGCGCTCGCCCGGTAAATCGCCGGCCTCAGCTAGTGTCACCGTAGAGATCTGACTATTTTGGAAAAGTCTAAAAGCATCGACGGCGGTAATCGTTGTATAAACTACATCCGTAGCCATCTTAGGCGTAGTAGTTGTATAGCTAGTAATAAAGCCGCTAAACATAGGGTACTCGGTGCCGTTATAGGTACCCGTAATCTGTACCTTACGTAGAGGTGTAAGTAGACCGTAATAAGGTCCGGCGGGATTTTGAGGATTAAAGTCGCCATTTTGATCGACAATACGTAGAGTGAGAGTACCCGTTTGGAATACGTCCGCCTGAGCGTTACGGCCTCTCATAGTAGTAACGCCGTCTACCTGACTCGATACATCGACGATTAAAGCTTGAGAGTCTGCAAGGATATTAGTACCAAGGATGCCCGTATCTAGGATCATAGCTTGAGCAAAAGATGGACCCGTAGAAAAGTTAATAAGCGCGTTAATCGTAGGGACGGTCATAGTGCACCGGCCGTACTAATTGGATCTCCGCCTCGGTAAAGTGCTTGGATCGTATCTTGGACTAAAACGGTAAATTCGTCCTGTTGCGCTATAACTCCGGCGCTAATGTTTATATTATAGGTTGCAGGGTATCCGCTGCCATAATTCATATACGGGCTATATCCACCTAGATCGGCTTTTTGCATATCGCTTAAAGAGCTATAAAACTCAGTAGCCGATATAAACGCAGGTAAATCTTTTGTAGCGTTTGCCGTTTCCTCAACAGTTTTTAGAGAAAGCGTAGGATCAATTACCGGGCCTGTCACAAAAGGCGTATTTCCAATCATAGTTATGCCTGATTTTCTATAACCTGAATTAGTAGCGAGATCTTCACATCCTCCACCCTTGGCCAATAGTGATAAATATTCTTGTAGCGCCTTGAGCCGGGCCTCGTCAGCTTTCTTTTGAGCCGCTGCGACGCGATCAATCATAGATAACTCCTCCGACTCTCGGAGTTTCGTAAGGGTTAAAGATGCGTTAGTCGTTTTGCTTAAAGAGGCAAGCTTGGCAATTTCGGTTAGTTGTATCTGTACTCGCTCGCTATAACTTTCTTTAGCTGCTAACTCACCGGCGGCCGTAATAGCTGCGTTGTATTTACCAAAAGCAATATCGCGTAAACGCTCCTTTTCGCTTTCTGCCATCTTGCTATCGTTAATACCTTTTAGCTCGGTCAATAGCTGAGTGTTAAGAGCTGAAAGAGTTGCCTCGCTGATCTTAGTAATACCGGCTAGTTTGGCTAAGTCCGCATTTTTCTGAAATGCTGCCAGCTCTCCGATTTTCTTAAGTGCAAGGTCGCCGTTATCCTCCTCGATAGCCTGTAAAGCCTCAAGGCGTAAGATCGTTTCCTTATCGTAAGTAGCGCGTAAAGCCGCAGCGATCGAGATGCGGTTAGTATCAAATACGGCCGCTGCTTTTGATAACGAAAGTTTATTTTTCTCTGCTAGTTGCGCTTTTTTCTGTAAAGCGATGAGCTCTTTTTGTCGCTTAAGAGCCTCTTTGTCCATCTTGGTTTTCTCAGTTTGAGCCTGAAAATTCTTAAGATCCGCAGGCAAGCCCTGAGGAAAACCGCCTTGGCGACCTAGTAGTTTATCTACTTGAGTACGTAAATTACCTATCGATAATTTACCTAGTCGATTTTGTACGGCCCGGCTTATATTGTCGAGCACTCCGGCGCCGGGTATGCCTGCGAATAAGTTACCTAAATCTTTACCAAGTATAGATATGTTAGTAATAAGCCCGGAAATAGAGTCCGCAGCACCATCGACCTTGGCGATAAGTTTATCCATACCGCCGGCAGATGTACCTAAAGAGGTTACTAGAGCTCCGCCGATCTGCTCGCTAGCTTGCTCGGCTGCGATCTTAAGTCGAGCTACCGATCCTGCGTAAGAGTCTGCCGCGTTTTTTGATTGGCCTGCGTATTGTGTTGCGATAAGTTTTTCGATTTCGAGATATGACTTACCCGCTAACTCTGCCTGAGTTAAACCTAAATTTAATTGGCGTAGGCCTTTTAGATTTCCTACGTATGCCTGACTTAAAATTTTAGTAGCTGAGACTAGATCCATACCTGTACCGGCACTTACATCGAGTGCGGTGTTGAGCATCGATTGAGCGATAGTGGTAGATCTAGTTACCTGAGCTAGTTGGATAAATGAGGGTTGGAGTACGTCGCGATTTACACCGGTGGCCTTTTCTACGGCATCGATGTAACCCTCGGCCTCAGCGGTAGCAAAATTAAAACCTAAGTTACGTAGAGCGGTATCGAGGCGCTTGGCCTCCGCGATCTGCTCGCCATAGGCTGATACGGCTTTTTTGGAGTAACTTAAAAGTGCAGCGGCGCTAAAAGTTACGCCAAGGGTACGTCCTAAATTCTTTACGGTTTTCTCAAACCCTTTTATCTGACCTGAGCCTTTAGATAACGCTTTTCCATTCCACTCGGCTACGGCGGATACGATTAAGTTAGGCATCGCCATTATGCGGCCAATGCGTAAGTGGCCATACCGTAACGGCCATTGTTAAAGTTATCTACTGTTTTCTCGATAGCTCGATAAACGGCATCTTGAGCCTTACCCTGATCCTCTTTCCAAGCGCGATAAATCATACGTCCGCGCTCGGCTTGCTTATCTCCGTAAAGTGGACCCATACGGCTAATAAAATGAGCACCTGCGCCGGGATTATTAGATCGGCTATTGGGATCGCCGCCGGGGTTTTTACGTCCGGCGGTTTCATAAATAGCACCGGCGGCAGACTTATTAGCTACAAAGTACAGAGCTTGCCATCCGTTGCGATTTTTTTTGCTAGGAGCCTGAGAGTAATAAATTCCTTTTTTAACGGTTTCTGCGTCATAAAGTGGAAACATACGTAAACGACCCTCAGTATTAAAGGTCCTAAACATCGAGTTACGTGCGGTTATGGTTTTACCTGCACTGCCTTCTCGCCACATATAAAGATTATCGGGCTGAGGGCTTGGCGCGTAACCTCGTGCCTTGTCCCGGATAGGTAACATGGCCGCACGTACTTCGGCGTTCATCTCTTTTAACATTTCAGGATCAAGCCGACGGAGAGCTTTAACGGTTTCGCGTACGCCTTTTATAGCTACTGGCATTTTTATTGGCCTCCTCCGCTTGCTCGTTTAATACTTTTACTAACATCTTAAACATCTCGGCATCTAAGTCGAGTATCGCTTGAGGCGCGACCCCTAACCGTATTGATAGTTGCGCTACCAAGTAGGTTAAAGTGCCGCGCCCTAAGCTAAAGGTAAGTCGTCTAGTACCTCGACTTTTGCCAAGGTATCTAAAAACTCTGCCCCAAACATCGGTACCGTTTCGCCGCTAGTACGTAGGCACTCCCACGCTAGCCAATAAACGTCGCTCTGTTTCTCGTCATCTCTAAAGGCTTTGTGAAAACCTTTTTTTGCATATAACTCAAAGGCGTACTCAATTCGCGGCGAGATCTGATGCTCAGTAACCTCACCCGTAGCCCTTGTTATTTTGAGTCGTGCCATTTTTTGCCCCTTTGTTAGTTTGTTATGCGCTTGTAGTAATTACGATTGGTGAGTTACATGTAAATGTGATGCTCTGAGTACCGATATCTCCGACGGCGCCGTTAATATCTGTAGTGTTATTTACTAGGATTGTAGTTGAGTAGAGAGGGTTAGTAGCTGATACGCTCGCGCTAGTTTGCTTTAGCGTAATTGGTACGGTCGTACCCCAAGCTGCCTGCAACGTAGCGTTTACGTTTGCCGCTGCGGTATCGCTCAAAAAGTCTAGAGAGATCGTAGAAGTCTCAAGGCCTTTCGTAAATTTTCTTGAGCTATCTCCCATTGCGGTGACTTCCAGCTCCTCGAATACGCGGTTAATTGTCGCGCTTGTAACGTGATCAGAGAGTGCAACCGAGTTAAGGGTTACGACTACTCCGTTTGATAGAAATACGGCCATCGCCTATTCCTCGCTTTTCTCTGTAGTAGGTGTATGTGTTTTTGTTTCTTTTTTTGGTGCTTCGGTGATCTGCCCTATCTTGATAAGAAAGGCGATATCTTCATCGGTTAGGCTCATGCTTAACTCCACTCGGTTAGTATTGAGATAGTGATGTCTGTCGTTAGTAAATCGCCACTTTGTACGCTGAGTACGCTCGGAGCACTTACGGCCCCAATATTCATAACGATAGGCGAGGCTGCTAACTTTTGGAATACGGCGCATACAAGCGACTCGATGCCTTGTAAATTGCCCTGATTGTCGTACATCGGCACGGTACAAATAATCTTAAAAGTCGCCATAGGTGAGATGTTTGCGTAATCGTTATTAGTCGGTGTTATGTAAGGATCTGCCGGTGCCACGATTACGCTATTAGCGGTAATAGTTGCAGGCGGAAAACTGTACGTATTCCACACGTTTGCATTAGCAAGGGCCGCAGCTAGTGAGGCACGTAAAGTAGTAATAGGTACCGGCATTTAGCCCACCATGGAATTCGGATTGGTGTACCCCGCTATTAGTCCGCGGATCTTGCCGATCATGCTATTACCCATACGGTAAGGGCTAGGGCTAAAACCATCGATAGATACGCCGCCGGTTTGTGATACTTGGCGAGCTTGGAAAATGTCTACGGCTAGGATCATCGCGGCCTCGCGTACGGCCGGAGTAGTTGCGTATGAGTTTGTTTTTGTATCTGCTCCTACGGCTGAGCCGTAAGGGAGTACTCGCGTAAAATTCGCGTTAGCTGCGGTTTTAGCAAACTGTATAAAGCTATAACCATTAGGCCAATTAAAAGCCATATTATTAAATGCTATCGATGGAAATTGCGTAGTAGTGCCGGCCGTCCATGGGATCGTGCCGGTAACTGTATAAGTCCCGTTATAAGTTGAGCCGCATCCACTCAAGGTTATGGAGTCTCCGGTGCTAAATATTGCAGGGTTAGCGATCATTACGGTAGCTACGTTATTTTGTAAAGCGGTACCTACGACCGGAGCTGAGTCAAACCATAAAAATTGGTTAAGTAAATCTTGAGCCGTTTGGCAACACGTCTCGACAATATCGGATGAGTAAAGGTTTTCGATGCCGAGATTAGCGCGTAGCTCGGCTTCGGTTACGTACGTGGCAGGCATCTTATTCTCCTTACTTACTAGGGCCGGTACCCCTCAAAGGGCTAAGAGGGGTACCGACTATTAGTGGTTTATTTAGTTAAGGTTAAACTTAACAATACCCTTAGGCATTTTTGCGATAGTTGCCATGTAGCCGTAAATAGCTACTTGCACTTGTAGGTTTGATACTACGTTTACTGACATATATGCCGTAGGTGATTGGTAAACCGTAAAGGCCTCAGGTGCAAGGATTACGGCTGAGTCGTCGATCGTTGTAGTAGCGGTAAAGTTTTTATCTACATAGAGATCGAGTCCGAGTACGTTGCCTCGAATAGATCCCGGCTGCACTAGACCGCCTGCGTTCATTGGCTGAGATGCTGAGTAGATTGGTCGCCCGGTAGTATCTGTAGCGCCCATTAGTAGCTGCCATTGTGATCCATTGGCGATGTAGTTATTAGCAAAATAACCTGTAGCTTCGTAAACCTTACGAGCTGAGTCTGAGGCAAACTCGATAATACCGGCTGAGTCTGCATCGCATCCTGAGCTATATTGACCTGCCGCGATTAGTGCGTTTAGTACTGTCGTATCGAGAGTTTTTAGATACGCGTTCTGTAGCTGATTTGTTAGCTCTGCATAGAAATTAGGATCTGAGCGCTCTAACAATTCTACGCTAATCGTATTCATGCCTGCGTACTTAGATACGGTACCTGTTAGGTAAGCCGTTTCCATCCCGGTATTTTGTACCGCTCCGGCTTCTAGCTCAACGGTTACGACAGGTGCTACACCTGTACCGCCGCCGGCTGAGGTAACGAGTGAAGGCACGTTGATCGTCATACCGTTAGTAGGCAAAACTCCACGTGAGCAAGCATCGATAGCAGGTGTACCAAAACGAGTGTTAGTAGGAAATTCTGCTAAGTACTGAGTAGGTGAAAATGCAGGGTTTGTAGCAAAGCTATCATCCGCTGCGGTTACGTATAGCTTTGAGTCATCGTTACCTAAAGCTGCCTTAATCTTGTGCTCTGTATAAGCGCCCATAGATGTAATAGGTGTACGTACTCGCTGAGAGTCTAGTACGGATGGTCGGATGATCTTACGAGCGGCTTGGACTGTTTCAGCCTCGGCCGGTGCATCTACCGAAGTTTCCTCCGGTGTATTTTCAGGGGCAGTAGTCACGGCCTCCTCGCTTTCTGTTTCTGTTTCGGTTTCGACCTCTACGATCGTCGTAGAGATAGTTGTAGTTTTTTCTTTTGTACTTGTAGCTGCCTCAAGCGCTGCTCGAGCGGCTGCAATATCAGTTACGGAGGCGCTAGAAAAGGCCGCGCTCTCTACGAGGCTTACCTCTTTGAGGACCGCCGCCGTTACTAACAGGTAATCCCCCATAGGCTTAGAGGCCGTTACATCGACCCCTACGGATAAGCCGGATACTAGGTTTTCCTGCGCCAAGGTAAGAGCGTCCTGTCCCCGGGTGCTCATACTTAAACGAAACGATCCGTAAACGCCCTCGGTTGAGTCACTAAACGAGACGGCGCGACCTACCGGTTTATCGGCTTGATGCTGCATTAGTAATTTTATATTTGATGCTTCACCATATGTAATCGAGCCGCGCTCAAACATAACCGGGCCTGCACTTGTAAAACCGACCTCGCCATAAGGTGCAACAAGTCCGGAAATCATCCGGCGCTCTGTATCGGCTGCCTGTATTTCTTGGTTAAACGTTAGTAGCACTTGTATCTCCTAGCGGTGTTAGTTGCTCCATCGAGCGAGCTTGGTTTACATCGATTAGATCTAGATTTAACATTTTCTCGATAATGTCTAAACGATCCTTAGCATCGACTCGTAAAAATGTGTCGTCTACCGCAAAACGCACTTGATTGGCTCCGTTTGTCACGTCGTTCATGCTGAGCCTGTCCTCGATAGCTGAGATGTAAGGCTGCAACGAGTACGCGACGAATTCTTTACGACCGTCTAAAATATTTTGGTACGTCATGGAGTTATTCATGTCCGCGCTAATTAGGTAGGCCGGTACGTTCATTGCGCGGCTAATTTCGGTAGCGAGGTACTGAGAAAATTCCGCGTACGCCATGTCCTTAGGTGAGAAAGATGTAGGGACATAATCGAGAGTGCTCGTTAAATATGCGGTGCTGCGATTTTGTCTTGCGCTTTTAAAGGCTGCTAGTAGTCCTTGTATTTGAGACTCCGGTAAATCTGCGCCGTTATTTTTTAAGATACCTGTAGGCATTGGTGTAGCTGCACTAATCGCGGCCGCACGTTGTACATCGTATGCAGCTTTAATAGTTGTACTAGCGCTCTGTAATACACCAGGTAATAAAGATTGGAAAGTAAGTAGAGATCCGATACCGCCCATAGGTACCTTATTACCGTCTACGAAATAATCTTGGATCTCTGTACCGTATTGATTAGTCGTATATGTAACACGATTATTAGCGACCCACTCAAAGCCGGACGGTCTACCATCATCGGCGTACAAAGATGTAACGCGCCAATATGCAACAGAATAAAAAATTAAACTATCGACGGTTGCAGCGATCGTAACGCTGCGAGGTTGGCGGATATCCGGCTGCTCTAACCAAACAGGGGAGCCTAACTTTTCGCCAGTAGATTTTTTGTATAAAGATAAATCAATAGAGCTAATAACTCCGGCAATTAAATTACGGCAACGTGCAACGCTCGAAACTTGGAGCGCAAAATTACGATCAATACCTACGCCGTTATATCCAAAATTTCCTGTATTAAAAGATCCATAACCGTAAGTAGTATCCATTACGGCAGGTGCATACTGAGCCTCTACCTGAGGCTTATCGGAGCTTTTGAGCCCTAGAGTTTGGAGTAATCCCATAGGTGGGATTTTCTCAAAATGTCAAGCATAAATCCGTTTTTTGCCGGCGTGTCTCTATACGTAAACCTTAGCCTCAGCCATTGGCTGATTAAGAATATGCACAATCATACTTAGGCCGATAGCTATATCGACGGGCCCGGCCGACTTACGCCGGACGATACGCCATGAGGCATCGGACTCTTTAGCCGCACAATTAGCCATATGACTAACTAGCTCATCTTGTCCGGAGTGCACTAAACGATTATTAGCTAGGGCCTCATGTAAATCGCCTGAGGCTTGGTACCCTTTTTGCCCTGATATGTCGGTCGTATGTACGCCGTTAATTTCGAGGCGTTTGGCGATTGAGGCGGTCGTGTACTTGTCGTAGCAAACGGTACGAGGGTAAAAGTCCTTGCACCATTTAGCAATATGGTCGGCCATAAATAGCTCGTCAATGGATACGTCACTATGAAAGATCTCAAGGACGGCGACACCGATACGGCCATCGGGGAGTACTTGGCCCATCGTGAGCGAGCCGTCGCGCCTTGATGGTGCAACATCAAAGGCAAAAATAGTAAGGGGTCCCGGTGACAATTTTAGATCCTTGTCTCCGGCATTTTCTACCGACATATGCGGCCACGGGCTTTGAGTGCTCGAGATCCATTGGCATAGGAGCTCCGTTTTAGTTGTCTCTACCGGCTGAGTCGCTACCGCTTCCTCGAGTGCTTCCTCGGTAACGGTGTAGCCGAGTGCCGGGTTAGCCATGGCCCACGCATCGCGATCGGTAATAGCTGCAAACTGAGGAGCCGAGTACTCGTAATAGCCAAACGTTTTAGGCGGAAAACTAAGAGCCCTCTCGCGTAGATCATTAAGCACGGTACTAAAAGCATCGCCGGCATTAGAGGTAAGCAAGGTTTGAGCATTGGCCCGGGCACGAGTCGTAGGCGTTGCAGCTCTAAAACCCTCCTCGGATATCTCTCGTACCTCATCGATGTAGAGCAGGTCTGCCGTACGACCGCGGCTACCGTCGCGAGTAGCTGCGACAACATCAAGGCGAGCGCCTGATTTCATCTCGATACTTTCGGTACCGTTAGCAAACCGGATCTGTTTAACCGCCCGGCTTAGCCCGTCGTTACCCTCGATCGCGTAGGCCACTTGCCTAAAAGTGTCTAAAGCCATCGATCTATTAGAGCTCATAATAATTACATTTTTAGAGTCGAATAAATACAGGTGTGCCAGCATCATCATACGCGCAAGATGAGTCTTACCCTGTTGCCTTGCACATAAGACCAAACTTGTCTTTCTAATAAACATACCCTCGTCGTCTATAGAGGTCATGTCCCTAATTACAAAATCTTGCCACGGCAAAAGCGGTAGGCCTATCGAGTCTGCAAGCTGCGCTACCTCGTCGCCGCGATTTTTGCCCTCGATATAGGGACTATGTAGGCGAGGCTCAGTAGCCCCCTTACGGGGCGGTTTCATATTGTCCATACTCCTATCAATCCTGCTCGGGTTGGCCCGTGCATGGACCGGCTAGGACCGTACTAGTGGTCCTCGGGGAGATATTGCTTGGAAAGGCAGGGGGGGTAGAATTGCGTGCTAAAAAAACGCTTTGTGAGCGTGATCCCTTAGCGCTATTGCATCGAGCACAACAAGCGATCATATTCTCAAGGCTTACCGGGTCGCCTCCGGACTTGATGCTTTGTATATGGTCCACCGTCGTAGCATCTTGCCCACAATAGGCGCACGTGTAACCATCCCTAGCTAATACAACTAATCGGGCTTTCTTATACTTTTGACTTACCCTTGGATCCTGCCTGCCTCGGACCATTAGTACCATCCCCTTTCGTTATGAAAGGCTAAAGCTTTACATGGTGTGCGGTGCTTATGTGCGATGTACTTGAGCCCTAGGTCTATCTGTACAAATGGATCATGCACTTTAAGTTTCAGTAATTGCGGTATGCCATATGCCGAGCTTTTAGGATTATCAGCTCGAGGATCCCACTTACTTTCACGCATCCATAAGATCTCAAGGCATCGATATTGCTTAGCATTTAATAGCTTTATATGTGCGTATAGTTTGTAATTTTCTTTATCTCTTTGTGTGCTTATAGCTTGAGATGCAGGCATATTGCTAAATAGCAATAGCCCGGCCAAAAGCACCAAACTACGCCTGCGAGCTATCCGCGGGAGCGGCTCGCCTGCGAGTATGGAGCGTAGTCGCCTAGTCAAATACCTGTCAATCTTGAGCGTATTGTTGAGCGTGTCCCACAACTTTTTTACACATGTGGATAAAGGTTGTGTAT